TGGCACCGGCCAGGTAGGCACCGTCCAGGTTGGCACCGTCCAGGTTGGCACCGGCCAGGTTGGCACGGGCCAGGTTGGCACGGGCCAGGTTGGCACCGTCCAGGTAGGCACCGGCCAGGTTGGCACCGGCCAGGTAGGCACCGTCCAGGTTGGCACCGTCCAGGTTGGCACCGGCCAGGTTGGCACGGGCCAGGTTGGCCGGTGCCAGGTTGGCACGGGCCGAGACCGCAGCCTCTAAGGTCAGTTTCATAGAATTATCCTCAGCTTCGTGTGAGAACAAAACGCTGCCGCTGAACCGGCATTTAATTTCAATCTTCATGGTAACCTCAGCAAGTTTGGTTGCGGTCGTTGTTGACCGTGATTAGATTCTAGAGTGAAATTGCTCTGCTGTAAACAGGTAATTTCAAATTTATTTTGTATCCATGTCCACTTTGTCGCGGAAGCCGAGGAACACAGGGAAGCGCGGCTTGTCCTTCACACCGGTTGGCTGCGACTTGTACTTCACAACCTTGCCGATCAGGTTGTCGCCAATGCACCAGAGGATGTGCCGTTGATCAGCCGTGAACCCAGTGCCGATGTCGAACTCCACGCCGGTCTTCAGGTCCTTGACCATGAGGGCTCCGAGTGTCTGCTTGCCGACCTTGCCTGCCTTGTGACTGGACCGCTCGAGTTGGCCCAGCTCATTCCGTTTCGCCTCATTGGCGTTGTGTTGAGCCTCGGAGTAACCGATGACCTTGGCCTCAGCGTCGACGAAGCGCTTGACCTTGAGCAGCCATGCCTCCTTAGCAGTTGAGCGTCCATGCTTGTATGGACCATCAGGATGGCGCAGCATGACGCCTTCGTAGCCGGCAGCCAAGTAGCTTTCTTCCCAGGTCAGGATGGCCTCCTCACGGTTCACCTTGTCATGCTGCACCTGCACGAAGTGGGTGTGCCGCCGAGTCCTCTTGAAGGCGATGTCAAGGCGCTTGGCAAACCCGGCCTCGTGGCTGAAGTCGTCGAACACATAGAACTTCACCTTGGGTTGGCCCTCGATGCTCATGACGCCAGACGAGGTCACTTGGAACACCTCCTTGGCAATGGGCGAATCGACGATCAGCTCCCCATCGAGGCCATTGAACTCGTGGTGGCCAAACAGCAACTGCACGTACTTGTTGGGGATCGGCTTCAGTGAGCGGCCAACAGCGACACCATCAATCACCAAGCAACGAATGCCGTCCAGCTTGGGGCTGAGCAGCATGGGGAAGGGGATGACTGGACCGGCAGGTGAGGCGAGCATGGGCTTCATACTGGTACCTCAAGGATGCTGAACTCTTTCGTTGTCCGGTTCAAGAACACTGCCAGACATGGCGGCGCTGGATAGTGGTAGATTCGCGCTAGGACCACCGCCATCTGCTTGGGTACTAGGTACGCCATCAGCACATGTTCTTTCTTGTCGATCGATGGATTCTTGGGCATAGCTAAATTCCTTCTTCATGTAGTATTTCAAACTGACTCGCATCGCCGCTTCACGCAAGCGACTTGGACTGCAGAGTTTCATGGTCTCGAAGCCGAGGGCCAGCAAGGTCTCAAGTTCAGACCTCTCATCGTCGCCCCAGCCGATCAGCTCAGCGATGCATTCCTGCAGTCGCTTGTCCTTCAGCTTCTCAGCCGCTTGGGCGACGTATTCCAGATCCTCGCGGCTCAGGTTGCCACGACCGCGCATGACAGCAGTCGAGCGGTTCGTGTAGTAAACCAGCAACGACTCGAAGTACTCGCGGCTGCCGACCTGCACGGTCTTGAGCTTCTTAACCATGGCCTACTCCTCCGCATTGCGCGCAGGGAAGCTCGATTGAGCTGAAGCCATAGGTTTGCTTGGTCTTGCCGGTTCCGAGGCACTGAGGGCATGCCTTGGGCGCCGACGCCTCCTCGAATGCCTGCTTGTAGGCCTTGCGAATGGTGTTGAACTCCACTGAGTTGCCACCGCGGTCTGGGTGGTGAATCATGCAGAGTTCACGCCACTTCGCCTTGACCTCGTCAGGCGTCGCGGTGTCAGTCAGACCTAACGTCGCGAACGCCTTGCTCATACCAGACTCCAACCTGCCATGAAGCAGTTGAACAGGACCTTGGCGAAGAATCCTGCACAAGCCAGACCTAGCGGGATGCCGATCAGGACAGTCAACCAGGTCACGATCCACTCCCACCACGAGGTCGAGCGGTAACGACTACGCTTCATTGAGCACCTCATCAAGCTTGGTGGCGTACCAGATGGCCTTCTTGTTGTCCTGCACCGAGCTGTCCTTCTTGCCCAAGCACCACTGGTACTTGATGACTTGGCCGCGCAGGAAGCCGATGAACTGCTCCTTGCCCAGGGCGGCACGGATGGCATCGATGCACTCGACTCCGTTGTCGGTCTCGGCGTAGTGAGGCGGGTGGTTGACCATGTCCTTGGCAGGAGCCGGCTTAGTGATCTTGCGTTGCATCGAGAATCTCCTTGATTGAGGGCATGACATGGAGCAGAGCCAGCTTGCACATAACGGCGATCTCGCGATGCTCCTTCTGAGTACCGTTGCCGGCACGGAGTTGGATGTAGTGGATCCAGCTGCGAACTGAACCGGACATGTAGAGACGTGATGGTGTCAGACCTTCAGGCAGAACTGCACGAGCAACCTCCTTGGCGATACCCATCTTGAGGGCGGACGCGTAGACCTGGCCAGTCAGCTCAGCCACCGCCTTCTGATTGAAATCCCACCACTTCCGCATGTCGTCGTCCTCGATGGCCAAGCTGTTCTGGCGGTTCGTGGTGTCTTGCATGCGAGCCTCACGGATCACAGCATCGTCGACCACAGCAGCGTAGCGCTGGCTAAACTCTTGGAAGCTGAAGGACCGATGACGGAGAATCTGCCGGGCGATGTCGCGGGTCGTCTGAATCTCGATGACGGCATGAGCCATTTCAAACGGAGACCAGTGTTTGTTGCGAACGAGGTAGTTGAGCAGACGAGGAGCCGTTTCGTGGTTGGCCTGGTTGGCAGGGTTCGAGACCCGTGCGCAGTAGGCCACCAGCTCCTCGCCCGTCTGAACACCTTCCAGCTCAATCGGCTGGGTGAATGCGATCAGACGGACTTGGCTCATTCTTCTGCATCCTTTGCGTCGGTCTCGGCGCACAAGGTGTTGATGAACTCGAGCAGGTCTGCCTTGGCGACCGGAATGTCGGTCTGCTCAATCTCGACGTCCTTCTTATTGCAGTCGAGCTGCTCAACCAACGCATCGCGGGTGGCGCGAGCATCGGCATTCGTGGCGGCATAGCGCTTGGCACCAGGGCCAGTGACGAGGTAGCAACGCATTTGTGAAACTCCTTACTTACTTACATTTGGATGAAAAGAAAGGAGACCGAAGTCTCCTATCCACTGGACAGCTTGCTTACGCAGCTTCCTTGATGCCGGCCACGATGCCCTTGAGGACTTCCTTGGCGGCCTTCGCAGCAGCCTTGTCTTCGGGCAGCTCGGCTTCCTTGACCACAGCCAGGACGCGCTTAGTCTCGGTCTTCACAGCGGCAGCGACTTGCTTCTCGATAGCAGCTTGCACGCCTTCGTCGGCCAAAGCGGCCTTGATCTCTTTTGCATTCATGATTCACTCCTTCAAGTGGTTAATAACGCGTTGGGAGAATTCCCTCAGCAGGTTGTATTCTACAGCTCTGCTTGCGCAGCTGTAAACATGTGGTTTCAATATTTTGCGGCTTTTGTGCCAGATTGTTTCTTCGACCAGTCTTCCAAGTGCTTCACAGCAGCTTGCGGAGCGGCTTCGGTCATCCAGAACTCGATGTTGCGCAATGCGTACAAGCGACCTTGCCCACCGTCTGCCAAACGGATCGGCTTGCCACCACAAATCTGACGGACTCCGGCTCTTGCCAGCTCACGACCCAGCCCGTTGGCTGTCGTGCCGGTCTTGCCTGACGGATCGTAGAACTGCAGCAGCTCCTTGCTCGTGAACAGGTCCTTGTCCACCACGATCTCGCCTACCTTGAGGACGTGATTCGGCGTGGCCAAGAGTTGACGCACCCAACCGGCTAGGTCACTTTGCACGTTGGCGATCATGCGCTCCTTGGCAGCTGTCTTGAAGGCAGGAGCTGCTGGATTGAAGTCGCCTGTGTCGCGGTTCAGCAGATAGTGGAAGACCGCCTTGCTGCCACCCGTGTCTAACCACAGGTCATAGTTCATGTAGAACTCTTCGTCCATGGGACCGACCTGCACCTCGTGGATGAAGAAGCGGCGATCATCGTCTTCCAAGAAGAACGAGTCTGGATGGTTAGCCGTGAAGAAGTAGTTGATGCAGTCAGGCACGACGTAGGTTGGCACGTACTTGCCATTGACTCGGAGCTCACGCTGCGTGATGAGCTTCTTCAAGAAGTCGGCATCGGCCCGCTTGTTCGACCCAGTCACGTCGTCGCCCATGACAAACTGCTTGCCCTCAGCCCACTCATTGAAGCTGTTGTGCAGGTCCATCTGACTGATCTCAGTGAAGTTCTGCCCGTAGATCCTGCCCAGCGTATAGCCAATCAGCGACTTACCTGTGCCGTGGCGGATACCGTGCAGGACCGCGGAGCTGAACAGCTTCGTGCCCGGGTGCTGGAGTGGGTAGGCACACCAATTGAGGAACCACTCCATGGCCTGAGGCTCTGAGCCCTTGAAGATGTGAGCAACCAGCTCCAAGAACGGCTCAACTTCGTCCTCAACTGGTTCAACACCCCAACCCGGCCAGATGTTGAACATGGGGCGAGGCTCTGAGATGAAGCGGCCATCGCCTGGCTTGTACGTGATCTTCGTGACCTCTGTTCGCAACGGCCACTTGAGCCAAGCAGCTGCTGCTGAGACCGCCTTGAAGGAAACCGTGCCGTCTTGCTTAAGACTGCGCTCATGGTAGTTCAGAGGTGCCTGAAGATGTTCCTTGAACGCAGACGGAGATGCTTTGAACCGAGTGTCTTGGTCAACGATAAGGCCAGGGTCTTGGACGTAGACGTACTTCTCATTGAGTCCCCAAAGCGGCGCGGTCAGGCCCAGCGGCTCGGCTTCTGTGAGGAGTCCACGAAACATCGAGACAGCTGAGGGCCCGGCATGGACCAAGAAGTCATCCAGCCCCACCTTCTCGAGACCGGGCAACTGAGGCAGCGAGACCAGATGCACGAAGCAACCGCGGCGATGGAGCTCTTCACCAAGCTCCCGAAGCGCGGCGCACACCATCGGGTTGGTCTTGTAGTCGGAGTCGAAGCAAATGTAGACGTTGCGCTTGGCCCACTTGACGAGGTCGAGACTGGGAAGCCAGTCGAGCCCCAGCTTGTGGCTGCGCCAGTTGTACACGCCACCCAACCCGATGGTGGGGAAGCCTTCCTTGCAGGCCTTGGCGGCTTTGAGCTCTCCCTCAGTGAGGATCAACGGTTGGTCGGTGTCGTGAAGCAAACCTTCCCAGTCCTGGTTGGCCGGGTAGTAGGCGACCGGAGCGGTATTGGGTTCCTGCACGTAGCGCACAGGCTTCTTGTCAGTCAGGCTGGAGAAGTCAGATGGCGTCTCAAGGTACCTGACTCGGTAGAACGGTTTGGATCCTGGCCAGTCGCCGATTGGCTTGCCGTCAGGCCCAATGTAATCGATGCGCAAGCTACAAAGCTGCTTGAATGCTTGGTGCTGAGCCGCAGTTTGTTGCTGGCCCAAGCAGTGCATACTAAGCAGCTTGGCGTCTTCGAGCGTGAGTCCGCTGGACTTGAGTTTGGTTTCCCCTAATGAAAGGGCTTTGTGGTCGGCTGCAGGAGCAGTCTTCTTTTTTGTCGTTGCCATTTAGTTTCGGTCCTCAATTCGTCGATCATAGCCGCCTCAGCATCGGCCAACCATGCGCTCAGCCGCATGAAAAAGGTGTCCGCTTCACTACATCACTTGCTGAGGGCGATCGACGCGGACCATGGTTGTGGACAACCGAAGGAGACACGACACAGCGAAGCGGACGAGGCAGATTCTAGTTCGATTGTCGGCTGACGTAAACGGTGGGTTATAGTAGCTTGACAGTAATGGCATCATCGTTGTGGGTGAAGTAGGCTACTCCGCTACCTTTGCTCACAGCAATTCGCACTGTCATCTCAGCTCGACCTACTAGATTGGCAACCTCTGCGTAGTCAGCAATCTCTTCCCTGCCTGAGGAACGCCAAGTCACCCGCAGCTTAACTCGCCGTGCTTTCCCAGACTCCTTCATGGCTGCTCGGGTCTTAGCGCTTCGTTCTGGGTCATTCCAAAATGACGTCACTGGGTTTGGTTTAGGTTCCACAAGTTGTGTAAGAACCTCAATTTCGACCTTCAAAAGGTCTCGGTTTTTGCTACTCAAGGCCCCAATAATCTTGTGGAAAGCGTCTTTGCTCGTCGGTCTTTGGTCCATGTCCATCTCCTAAGTTGTTGATCCGGCATAAATCATAATATGAACAAATAATAAAGTACACTGCTTCTTGGCTTGCTACAGATTGCTACTCAAAGCGGTCGCGCCTATCCTTCTTTCTTCTCTATCTAAAAGAGTATATATATTTTCCCTTACTTAAAGAAAGAAAGAAAGAGAAGAAGACTATATTTTCTGTAGATACTGAAAAACTCCTTACAGATTAACAACTTACGTTGCTACTTAACTCGCTACACAGGCCGCTCCATCAGAGTGAGTGTTCGCCCATTTAGAGGATGTACGAGGTTTCCCACATGTGTTAGAGCGGTTTACGCCATCAGTGAAACGGTTTACGATCCACTTCCATTGTGGTAAACAACCAGAAAACCTTTGTGGAGATTAGATTATGGCAGTTGGTGGACCAAGACCAGGCAGTGGACGGCCGAAAGGCTCGGTGACAAAGGTCACTGCCAAGGCCCGCGAAGCCGCCATGGAGACCGGGTTGCTTCCACATGAGTGGTTGCTGAAGGTCAGCCGTGGTGAAGGCATCGTGCACAAGCGCTGGGTCGTCAAGTACGACGCCAAGGGCAATGAGAAGAGCCGAGACCTTGTGGAAGAAGAAGTCTACGCGGACTTTCCTACCCGCATCGATGCTGCGAAAGCAGCTGCTCCGTTCTACGCACCGCGCCTTGCTGTGCAAACCGTCTCCGTCAGCGGCAACTCAGACGCCGTGTCCGAGACCCTCAAGTCGATCGCGGAGAAGCTTCCAGTATGATCGAACTCGCCCATCAGAAGGACATGGAGCGCTGGTACCCGCTGACTGAGCACTCCGTTCAAACCGCCCTGGTCAACGACAAGGTGCGGTTCAAGGTGGTCCCAGCAGGACGCCGTTCAGGCAAGACTGAAAGGGCCAAGCGCTTCGTGGTGCGTGAGGCCATGAGGGAACCAGGACCCTACTTCGTCGCAGCTCCTACTCGGGACCAGGTCAAGCGAATCTACTGGCAAGACCTCAAGCGTCTGTGCTTCACCTCGGTCCTTGGCGACCGCTCAGTCAGTGAGTCCGAGCTTCAGATCCGTCTGCCCAACGGAAGCACGATCAGCCTCATCGGCCTTGACCAGCCTCAGCGCATGGAAGGTGTGCTCTGGATCGGAGGCGTCATCGATGAGATTGCCGACGTGCGCGAAGGAGCATGGCAGGAGAACATCTCGCCAGCACTAGATACCTTCAATCCGCTGAAGCCTGACTACCGCCCATGGTGCTGGCTGATCGGGGTTCCTGACGGCTTGAACCACTACTTCGAGATGGCTGAGTATGCTCGAACTGGCGGTGACCCTGATTGGAAGCTGTACACGTGGAAGTCGGCTGACATCCTGCCCAAGGACGTCATCGATGCCGCCAAGCGCCGCATGTCGCCCCGTCAGTACCGGCAGGAGTATGAGGCCAGCTTTGAGACTGCATCAGGCCGCGTGTATGAGGACTACAGCCCAGACAACTACACGAACGAGGTCATCAAGCCCAATGAGCAACTGATGTGGCACCACGACTTCAACTTCACGCCCATGAGCTCAGGTGTCGGCGTGCGTCGTGGCAATGACTTCTTCATCCTTGACGAGATTGTCCTCCAATCCGCAGTGGCTCGGCAGTCAGCTCTTGAGTTCGTTGAGAAGTTCAAGAACCACCAGAATCGCAGCGTGATTATCTATGGTGACCCTGCAGGACGAGCCGGTGAGAAACACGGACACGCTTCAGACTACACCGAGATGGAACAGGTACTTCGCTCCAACAACTGGACCGTGACACGCAAGGTGAAGAACGCGGCACCAGCCATCAAGGACCGGCAGAACGCCGTGCGCGCCAAGATCAAGAACGCCAAGGGCGAAGTCAGTCTGTTCGTGAACATTGAGAAGGCCAAGTACGTTCACAAAGGCTTTGCCACCGTGCAGATCAAGAAAGGCAGCACCTTCCTTGAGGAGGACAGCGAGTACCAACACATCACGACGGCCGTTGGTTATTGCGTCGACTATGAATGGCCGATCAACTTCAAGAAGGACGTTAAGGTCGAGCCGATCGCGTCCACCCATCATTTCAACCGTTAAGGAACTACCATGGCCCGACCATCTAAAGAGCAACGACTTGCTGCCATCCACCAGGAGGCGCTCACTGAGTTTGACAACATCCAATCTGCTTTGCGCGATGAGCGACTGCAGTGCCTCCAAGACCGCCGCTTCTATTCCATCTCAGGTGCTCAGTGGGAAGGCCCATTGGGTGAGCAGTTCGAGAACAAGCCTAAGTTCGAGGTCAACAAGATTCACTTGGCCGTCATCCGCATCATCAACGAGTACCGCAACAACCGCATCACCGTCGACTTTGTGAGCAAGGAAGGCAAGGAGTACGACAAGCTGGCTGACACGTGCGACGGCCTGTACCGTGCTGATGAGCAGGACAGTAGCGCCGAAGAAGCTTACGACAACGCCTTCGAGGAAGGTGTGGCCGGTGGCTTTGGAGCCTGGCGTCTGCGCACTGTGTACGAGAACGAAGAGGACGAGGAAGATGAGAAGCAGCGGATCCGCATTGAGCCGATCTTCGATGCCGATTCGTCTGTGTTCTTTGACCTGAACGCCAAGCGCCAAGACAAGGCCGACGCCAAGCGCTGCTTTGTCATCACATCCATGACACGCCAAGCCTATAAGGACGAGTGGGGCGATGACCCAGCTTCCTGGCCGAAGGAGGTCCATCAGTACGAGTTCGACTGGTTGACGCCGGACGTCGTCTTCGTGGCTGAGTACTACCGTGTCGAGGAAACCCGCGAGACAGTTTACGTCTGGGAGACTATTGACGGCGAGGAAGAACGCTACAAGGACGCTGACTTCGAGGCTGATGAGACCTTGGAAGAACGCCTGTTGGCAGTAGGCAGCAAGGAGGTTCGCCAGAAGAACATCAAGCGCCGCCGTGTCCGCAAGTACATTCTGTCAGGCGCTAAGATCCTCGAGGACTGCGGTTACATCGCTGGCAAGTGCATCCCCATCGTTCCTATGTATGGCAAGCGCTGGTTCGTCGACAACGTGGAACGCTGCATGGGTCATGTCCGCTTGGCCAAAGACGCGCAGCGCCTGAAGAACATGCAGCTGTCGAAGCTTGGTGAAATCAGCGCTCTGTCCTCGGTTGAGAAGCCGATCTTGACGCCTGAGCAGGTCGCTGGCCACCAGATGATGTGGGCCGATGACAACATCAAGAACTTCCCCTACCTGTTGGTGAACCCTATCACCGATGCCAATGGCAACCAAGCCATCTCAGGCCCGATTGGTTACACCAAACCGCCTCAGATCCCTCAGGCCTTGGCTGCTCTGCTGCAGATCACCGAACAGGACATGCAAGACCTGCTTGGCAACCAGCAGGCTGGTGAAGAGCTTCAGCCCAACATCAGCGGCAAGGCGGTTGAGCTCGTGCAGAACAAGCTTGACATGCAGACCTTCATCTACATGAGCAACATGAGCAAGGCCGTCAAGCGCTCGGGTGAAATCTGGCTGAGCATGGCCAAGGATGTGCTGGTTGAAGAAGGGCGCAAGATGAAGTCCATTGGTCCACAAGGCGAGATGCAGTCGGTTGAACTGGCCAAGCCCATGGTCAACGAGAAGGGCGAGATTGAGACCGAGAACGACCTGTCTGAAGCCGAGTTCGACGTCAATGTGGACGTTGGTCCGTCGTCGTCCAGCAAGCGAGCAGCTACGGTCCGCGCCCTGACCGGCATGGCCTCCTTGACCGATGACGCCGAGACCAAGCAGGTCCTTGGTGCAATGGCCATGATGAACATGGAAGGTGAAGGCATCACAGAGGTGCGCGACTACTTCCGCAAGAAGCTACTCCGCATGGGAGTCGTCAAACCCACAGAGGAAGAACAGCAGACCATGGCTGAAGAGCAGGCCAACCAACAGCCTGATCCGAACACCCAGTACCTGCAAGCTGCAGCCGACGAGGCAACCGCCAGCGCGACCCAGGCTCGTGCCAAGACCATCCTTACGGTGGCGCAGGCTGATGAAACCAAGGCCAAGACCATGAAGACTCTGGCTGAAGTGGACTCGTCAGAACAGCGCCAGGCCATGGAGGTCATTGAAAAGTTCGGTGGTTTGGGCCAAGTGCAACCTCAAGGGGCCGAAACTGTATCACAGGCCGGCGTTCCACTGTAAGATCTTTGTTTATGCGGTTCCCACCCAGCCGCTTTAATGGGTGAGTTTTGAATGGGGTCATTGAAATGAACAAAAAGGCAGACGGTCAAGCAGCGACAGACGATGAAGTGGTAACCTTGGACGACGAAACCACGGTTGTGGACGGCGAGGGCGAAGAAGGTGGTGAGCAGACCACAAACGAAACCCAGTCCGATGACAACGAAGGTGAAGGCAACCAGGAAACTGCCACCGAAACTGATGACGTGGTCGTGACCATTGGTGAGGAAGCGCCGCCCACCGAGGAAGAGGCTCATGCGCCTGAATGGGTTCGTGAACTGCGCAAGACCAACCGCGAGGACAAGCGTCGCATCCGTGA